GCCCGGATTGGCAGTTCCGGGACCTTCGCCCGGATTGGCAGTTCCGGGAACGCCGCCCGGATTGGCAGTTCCGGGTACTTCGCCCGGATTGGTAGTTCCGGGAACGCCGCCCAGATTGGCAGTTCCGGGGAAGGTGCCCGGATCAACTGCACTGGAAGAGATTCCGTGATTTGCTGTGCCGGACATGGATCTGTGGTAAAAGCGCAAATTGGCTGCTGGATTACACTTGCGGAGTGGAAATACGATGTGGTAAAGAAACGATACGCTCCGGTATGTGTAAAAACGGAGTATGTGGACGGAGAGCGAATCAAAGCCGATACGCCATACATGTTGAAAAACGGGGAGTTTGTGGAGGCTGAGAGTGATGGAGACTAAGACCAACGCAGACCACATCCGGGAGATGTCGGACGATGAGTTGTCCGAGAGAATGAGCAAAATAACACATTGTATGTTCTGCCCCATAAAATGCGGCATCTTTTGCACGGAGGAAGAATGCAAGGCTAAGTGGATCTCCTGGCTCCGGTCCCCGGTGGAGGGAAGCCATGAATGATTTGGAGCAAATGGCAATCGAACGGCTGAAAGCCGCATCGGATATGTCGCTCATGGCATATCAACAGCCGTTGGTGATCTGCATTTCCGGCGGCAAAGATTCCGGGGTTATCACCGAGCTTGCGGTGCGTTCCGGCATCCCCTGCGAGTTCCAGCACAACCACACCACAGCGGATGCCCCGGAAACGGTGCGGTTTGTGCGCAGCGAGTTCAAGCGGTTGGAGGAAAAGGGCTACAAATGCACTGTCAATATGCCGGTTTACAAGGGGCAGAGGGTGTCCATGTGGAGCTTAATTCCTCAGAAGCTGATACCGCCTACCCGGCTGGCTCGCTACAGCAAGAAATTTTGAAAACAGAACAGAAAGGAAATGAAATTAAAATGGCAAATATTGTAGGACTGGATTTGAACATCGATCAGGATTATTTGGCGGAAGCAGTAAAACAAACCGTTATGATGGGAATTTCGGAATCCCTGAACGGAAAAAACGAAATTGTGAGCCAGATCGTAAAAATGGTTTTATCTACAAAAGTTGATAAAAACGGAAAAATTTCCAACTATAATAGCGATAATAAATATACATTGTTGGAGTTCTACGTGAGAAGCGCAATTGAGGAAATCACCCGTGATGAGTTACAGGCACTTGTAAACGAACGCAAACCGGAAATTTCCCAGGCAATCAGAACGGAGCTGGCTAAAAAAGTTAATTACACAAAATTTGTCGATAGCTTTTTTACGGGCGTGGAAAGTGCGCTGAATGATACATGGGTGCCGAAGATTAACGTAGAGTTTGATAAGAGGAATGGAGACGACTACTAAAAATGCGAGTTTTGATAGCCTATTTGAAACACATCCTTGTGCTTATGTGGACATTGCTCCAATCGAAACATGGAATTGGAGGGCTGACAATGGATGACTACATTGATGAATCGGCAGTGCTCTCTGAAGCACTGGACACCTACGGCGCTGATTTGCAGATCGTGGTAACGATGGAGGAAATGAGCGAGCTACAGAAGGAGCTGTGCAAGTACCTGCGTGGCAAATACTCGCCCGCAAGCATCGCCGAGGAGATTGCCGACGTGGAGATCATGCTAGAGCAAATGAAGATGCTGTTTTGCTGTGCGGATGATGTGCGGTCCGTGCGCAGGCGCAAAGTGGAGCGACTGAAAGAGAGGTTAGACAATGACGATTGACCGAGGAATTGAAATGAGTGATTGCATAAGCCGGGAAGCGCTGATTGACCGCTTAAGCAAGAATCTTTCGGCTTGTAACCATGGGACATTTTCAGAAATGTGCTATTCGGATGCAATCGAAACCGTGAAGCATTTTCCCGCCGCCGATGTGGAGCCGGTGCGGCATGGGCGGTGGGAGCACAAGAAAAACGATTATTCGGTTGCCTGGTGCAGCAAGTGCAAAGGCATGTTTGATACAACGTGGCATGGAAAAACAGCGAAAGAATATTTTGCGCAGTTTGGGGAGGCGTATCGATATTGCCCACGCTGCGGCGCAAAAATGCAAGGAGCAGAAAATGAATAAATTCGGCAAATGGCTGAAAAAGTGGAGAATCAAGAAAATTTGTAAAGCAAACAGGTATTTTTGCCCCGACTGCATTTACCACGAACACATTTTTGAAGGCGCAGTTTTCCGGGGTACAAGGTGTAGATTGGAGGATAAGCCATGACGATTGACCGAGCGATTGAAATCCTTGACCCGGAACACCGGGAGAACTATGACGGCATGGACGAGGTAAACGAGGCTTGCCGGATGGGCATGGAGGCGTTGGAGCGGACACGGTGGATTCCGTTCAGCGAGCAGAATAAAATCGGGGATCTTAAATACGATGCCCAGGAGCGCGAGGAAGCCGTCGTCCAGCTTCGGAAGCAGTGGCAGGATGCCGAAATGTTCATTTGTACCATGTGCGGGCATTTTGACCACAATATAGACGGAAATATTGTCTACGGGAACAAGGATTGTGGTGAGATCGTCGGCTACCCCTGTTGTAAGAAGTTCACCCCATGGATTCCCGCGTCTGTTCGGTTGCCGAAGGAACTTGAGCCTGTAAATGTGGTTTAGGTAAATCACAGACCAGAGCCGTATTACGGGAAAATTAAGGACGTGTCGCAAAAAGCGACTGCTGTCTATTACAGAAAAAGGTGGTATTGGTGGTCGTGCGTTTGTGAAGATTTACTTGCTGAGTACGGCACGAACGAAACGGATAAGGTGGATGCCGATATTGAAATCACCCACTGGCAGCCGCTGCCCGAGCCGCCGAAGGAGGTATTGCCTTGATAACCTTGCAAACCAAAATGGACGGATTTCCCCAGGAAACCATTGAGAAGCCAGAACCGGCTGTGATTCCATTACCATGTAACGGAAATTTAAGTCTCGGACAAGCCGCTGGCATTTTCAAATATCGGATGGACGATGAAACAGTCCCAATCTGGGCAAAAATTCTTGCCATTGAAAAGGTTGCATCCTTTGAAACGCTGAACGGCATTACAAAAGATGAACTGCAACACGCCCTGCGATGGATTTTTGAATATTATCAATTCGAAGTATAGGAGAGTGAGAGAATGAGGCTGGTTGATGCATACGAACTGCGGAAGCTGTTTAAGGAAGAATATAAGAAAACAAAGCAGATGATTGATGACGGCCAAACACACCTTGACACATTGGCCGAAGGATATACCGAGGCTTACCACCTGCTGAGATTTAGGGCGCTGACCGTGGATGCCGTCCCCGTGGTAAGGTGCCGGGACTGCACATCATTTGAGGAAATAGGCAAGCACCCCACCAACAAAGGAGGAACGCCATTTGGGTATTGCTATCATTGGGACTACGAGCAAGGCATGTCCCCAAATCAGGTAGACGGCAATGATTTTTGCAGTTATGGGAAGCGAAAGGTGGATGAAAATGGAAGAACTTAACGGCTACACACCACCTGCCAGCTTGAATTTAAGCGACTTCCAGGATGCTATCGGAGATGCCATAGTACAGGCGATCATAAAAATTGGTATCCGGGTGAATCGGGAAGAACTTCTGAAAGCTCTGAAATATGATAGGGGGCAGTACAAGGCGGGGTATGATGCTGGTTTCGCAGACGGGTTCATTGAAACGCTCCATACCGTCCGCTGCCGGGACTGCATCCACCGGCAGGGAGACGAAAACCCTATGTGTATGCTGCATACCGAGCCTTACCCAAATGTCAGAGGCTACAAGGGAGAGGCTGTTTGCGTGGAAATGAACGGCTTTTGCAGCTACGGAGAAAGGATGGAAGAATGAAAAACTTGAATCGTGTTATAGAAATTTTGAAGAGGGCGGAAGAACAGTGCTGGCTCAGCGGCTTTGACTTATCTATTCTGATGCAGGAACTTCTCATTTCGGAAAGCGGGTATGTGATTGATACCGGAAACTGGGAAACCGCGAACGCGGCAGTTGCTTTAGGACTGTGGAGAAGGGTAAAACGGCACCCGGTTTTGTGGAAGCTGTTTTTCATGGTGGCATAAATATGAACACACACATTACAAACATCAAGGGAGACTGGCGGGAGGTCGGAGAATGAGCAATGATCTGACTTACATGGATTGTTGGCACTTTGTAGCCCCGCTGATTCCGGTAAGTACCGACTACACAATGGATATTTACGTCATGGTGTTTAACGCCCTGAAAGAGGCGGAGAAAAAGCGCCTTGCTGAAAAGAAAAAAGGGAGGAAACCGAATGGCAAGGAATGACTACATAGCCCAGCGGGACGCCATCAGGAGGGAATTTTTCCTCGCCGGGATGGAGCTGGAAGGGCAAAGAACCGTGGACATGCTGTGTCTTGTCCTCCACGACCCGGAGATCATGGGAAAGAATACCTTCGGTGCGGAACGGCTGAAAACCGTTGTCAAGGCCATTCAGGAGCGGGAGGAAACGTACCGGGAAGCGTTCCTCCACAACCCGGAAACGGACTGGTGGCAGGAGGCGCTGGACAGGGGCCTGCGGGAGATATTCGGGGAAAAACTGGAACCGTTTGAAAAACGGTATCCGAATCAGAAAAAATGGGACTACGGAAAGGCGTTGAAAAAATGAAAATCGGATGGCGCGGGAAGTGGCTGCCGGATGTGAACGACGCTGACGGCGGAAAGAAGAAAGAGGAACGGCAGGAGCTTATGGGGACGGTGGTTTACATCCATCCCCTGGGCAGGTTTTACGTGGTTAGGTTCGACTGCGGGTTCTGCGAATCCTTTTTTTTGACAGGGGGCGGGGAATGTGACAAGCCGATGGCAGAAGCTGATACAGTGCCCGTTTAACACGGGGGAGGACGGCGTAAGCCGGATACACTGCGAGGGGCTGACCCAGGGCGGGAGTATCCAGTTGTTTTTCAGGCGAAAGGAAGATTTTGTCGATCACATGGCCGGGTACTGCTGCAACCGGTATACGCATTGCCCGATTTACAAAACGCTCATCCGGGAAAAGTACCCGGATGAGGAATAAAAGACAAGGCAGGAGCTTTCGGGCCCCTGCCTTGTGTTTATGCAATTTCCGGCAGCAAACCAAGGATGCGCTGCATCATCAGCCGGGTATACAGCGGGCATTCCCGCACCCCCCGGCACCAGTCCTCCACGGTCCGGCGTGGGATGCAAAAGTGTTCTGCGAATGCTGCCTGGGTCATCCCCGCAGCGGAAACGATCTCCCGCACGGGGCGGTGGACGGCGTCCCAGACGGCCCGTAGCTCGGCGACGCGGGAAGCGGGAACCTCCTCCTCCGGGGAATCGCCCCAGATGGTAGACAAAAACAAGTCTGAAACGTAGGCGTCCGGGTCGGTGTAGGCGGCGCACTCCCGGGCACACTTGATAAATTGTATATCAGTCATTTTTATTTTCTCCTTTTTGCTTCTCTCTTGTTTTACGGATTTTCAAGGCGTTCTTTGTGGGATATTGGGCACCATACATCCCTTTATCATATGGGATGTGCGTATTGACCGCCTGCAGGCTTTTCCCGGTGCGCTGGGCAATAACATCCGGAGCCATGCCGGAACGGAACATTCGGGTAATATCGGATTCGTAGGCCCCTAGCGTTACCAGAATCTTGCGGACTTTTCCCTCACTTAGGTTCAAGCTGTGGGCAATGGCTTTCTGGGATTCACCCTGCTCCCAGAGCCGGGAGACAGCGAGAAAGGTTGCATCCATTATCGTATCACCTTCCCATTAGTTGTGCATTTCAACGATCCGGAGCGTAACACCGTGCCTGTTTCCATATTCGTCCATTGCCATAAACATCGGTTCTTTTTCACCACATAACACCTGATTGACGGTGTAATTCATGCCCCAAGGGGCGGTAACTATGGTCTCGCCGGAATTGTTTTCCCAAGCGTCCCAGCCATCCGGGACAGCAACGGTCATTTCGTCCCAAGCCGTTGCGGTAGCAGCGGGGTTCTCTGCTGTGTAGATGCTGCGCTTTTCAGCGGCAAGGCAACCGTAGTTTTCAAAGATTTTGATTGTTTTCATGGCTTTTCCCTTCTCCCCGTTCTGCCGGTAGGTCAGCGTTTTTTGTTAAGCTCTAGGCTCTTCGCCGGTGGTCAGGTCAATATCGTCATAGCGGGTAACCACATACTGGCCGGTAACCTCATCCACGTATCCGCACTTGTAAGCGCCCTTATAACGGCCATTGGCGGTGTAGCAATAGATGGAGATATAAGTCCGGATAGCGCCGTCCTTTTCCCAGCGCTTGGTGGAGACCCGGCGCTCAGTTCCGGCGTGGATGTAAATGTTTCCGTAGAGATTTGCGGTAGCAAGTTCAACAGCTTTTTCGGTAGTCATTTTCATTGTTATTTCCCTTTCTGCCTTTTGGCTTTGGATGTTGTTTTGGTTTCCCTTGATGACTATACTATACCACGCATTGCGTGGAATGTCAAGGGGGAAAATAAAAAAATCCAAAAATTTTTTTGGGAGACCGGCGTACTGGTTGGGGGCTGGGATTTGCTACCATATCTGTATGGATCAAGGGGGGAGGCAGGATGCAGGACTGGGAACGCATCCGGACGGAATATGTAACCACGACGGTATCCTACCGGGAATTATGCAAAAAATATGGTATCCCGCTGGCTACGCTGGCCAAGCGTGGGAAAAAAGAAAATTGGGCAGAAAAGCGGGAACAGCACATAAACAGGGCCGAAACAAAGGTATTACAGGCGGTGGAAAACCGGAAGGCATCCAGTGCCGGGAAAATTTATGACGTATCTATAAAGCTTTTGGACAAAATCGCGGAAACTGCGGGCACGGATGGGCTGTGTGCCAAGGATCTGCGCAGCCTTACCGCCGCCCTGAAGGATCTGCGGGAAATCCAGGGAATCCGGACGCCGGAGGAACTGGAAGAACAGCGGGCAAGGATCGAAAAGCTGAAACGGGAAGCCGCAGAAAGGGAAAGCGGGCAGGAAATTGCCGTGGAACTGGGTGAAGTGAATAAATATGCAGAATAAAACGCTGATCATGCCCCCGCCCAACGCGAAACAGGAACTTGCGCTGATGGAAACCCATCGTTATGTGGGCTACGGCGGCGCCCGGGGCGGTGGAAAAAGCTGGTTCGTCCGGTGGAAGGCGGTGCTTCTGTGCCTGCGCTATCCGGGAATCAAAGTTCTGATCACCCGCCGAACCTACAAGGAACTGTTCAACAACCACATTGCCCCCCTGTCGCAGATGCTGGCGGGGGTTGCCCGGTACAACAAGTCCGACAAGCTGTTTACCTTCCCAAACGGCAGCACGATTGCCTTTGGTTACTGCGCCACGGACGCGGATCTGGGCCAGTATCAGGGCGCGGAATATGATGTGTGGTTTGCGGACGAGGCAGGCCAGTTCCGGGAGGAATGGCTGAAGCAGATCAACGCCTGTGTCCGGGGTGTGAACGGATTCCCCAAGCGAACCTATTACACCCTGAACCCCGGCGGGCCCAGTCACGGGTATTTCAAACGTGTGTTCGTAGATCGCGACTTTCGGGAGGACGAGCATCCGGAGGAATATCGGTTCATCCAGGCACTGGTCAGCGACAATGCGGCCCTGCGGGAAAGCCAACCGGATTATGTGCGGACGCTGGAAGCACTGCCGCCGAAGATCCGGGCGGCGTGGCTGTACGGCGACTGGAACATATTCGAAGGGCAGTTTTTTGAAGATTTCCGGACGGTTCCGGACAAGGAATCCTGCAAAAATGCAGGGATCACCACGGAACAGGCTGCGGCGGAAGGCCGATGGGTGCATGTGATCGAACCGTTCGACCTGAACGTGGGCGAAAAGCGGGGCTGGAACATCATGCGATCTTACGATTTCGGATACAACAAGCCCTTTTCGCTGGGATACTGGGCTGTGGACTATGATGGGACGCTGTACCGGATTCTGGAGATCTACGGCTGCACGAAAACCCCCAACGAAGGGTGGAAGTGGACGCCGGAAGAACAGTTCCGGTACTTCCGGGACTTTGAAAGCCAGCACCCATGGCTTAAAGGCCGGAAGATCGTGGATTCCGTGGCTGATCCGGCTATCTGGGACGCCAGCCGGGGTGAAAGCATTGCGGAAACGGCGGAACGGTACGGGATCTATTTCTCCCCCGGGGATAACCAGCGGATCGCCGGGTGGATGCAGGTACACTACCGGCTGCAATTTGACGACAACGGGTATCCCCGGATGTACGTATTTAACACCTGCAAGGCGTTTATCCGGACAATGCCCCTGATGATGTACAGCGAAACAAAGCCGGAAGACCTGGACACGACGCTGGAAGATCACTGTCCGGACGAAGTGCGGTACATGTGCATGTCCAGACCCATCAAGCCCATTGTGCCCAAAAAGACCATAACGGTCTACGGCGACCCCCTGAATCAGATTTTCGGAAAGCGGAGGAATGGATTATGAGCCAAAGTGTCAGAATCCCCACCACGGCGAATCCGTGGAAATGCCGTCTGAACGGCGTGGAATACAGCTACCCGGCGGGCAGCACCCAGACGGTGCCGGACGGGGTGGCAAAGATCATTGCGTCCATGGACACGTTCCCCCCGGAGGCGGCGGAACCGGTAAATCCGTGGGCAATCCCCATGGCGTCTACCACGGCCCCGGGGCTGGTTGCCATGGGTGCGGCGGTAGCGGACGCGGCTGGGGCTGCGCCCACGGCGGCGGAGTTCAAGGCGCTGCTGGACAGTCTGCGGAACGCCGGGGTGATCGATAAGGCCCCGGACGAAGGTTAAGGGGTGCGGGAATGGAGCTGGAAAGAAAGCCCGACATGGGGCAGGAGCCGGAGATGATCCCGGACGGGCGCGCCCCCATCGGGGAGGAACAGTGCCGGAGATTTACGGAGATCCTGCAGAAGTACAACGCCGGGAAGGCCCAGACCGTGGCCCGGATTCAGTCCAGCGAACAGTGGTGGAAGCTGCGGAACACGGTGCAGGAACAAAGCTCCACGGCCATCGGGGCAGACGGCGGGTGGAACTCCCGTTCCGGGTGGCTGCACAACGTTATCGTCAGCAAGCACGCGGACGCCATGGAGAACTACCCGGAACCGAACATCCTTCCCCGGGAGGCGGGAGACCGGCAGGAGGCCGCCATGCTGTCCGGCATCATCCCCTGTGTGCTGGAACAAAACGAGTTCGAGGACACGTACAGCGATGTGATGTGGCAGAAGCTGAAGACCGGCACCGGCGTTTATAAAGTGGTGTGGAACCGGCACAAGCTGAACGGACTGGGCGACATTTCCGTGGAGCGGGTGAATCTGCTGAATCTGTACTGGGAGCCGGGGATCACGGACATCCAGAAAAGCCGGTTTGTGTTTCACACGGAGCTGCGGGACAAGGATCTGCTGCTGGAGGAACACCCGGAGCTGGAGGACAAGGTGAAATCCAGCACCTTTGTATCGGCAAAGTTCCTTTACGATGATTCGGTCAGCACCGAGGACAAGGTGACGGTCATCGACGTGTACTACCACCGGACGGTGGGCGGGAAGAAAACCCTGCAATACTGCCAGTACGTGGGGGACGCGGTGCTGTACGCCACGGAAAACGAACCGGGAATGGAGGAACGGGGGCTTTACGACCACGGGCTTTATCCCTATGTTTTTGACGCGCTGTACCCCATCGAAGGAAGCCCCTGCGGATACGGGTATATCGATATCTGCAAGAACCCCCAGACGGAAATCGACCTGCTGAAAACGGCGTTTGTGAAGAATTCCATGGTTGGCGCCACGCCCCGGTACTTTGTCCGGGGAGACGCAGGGGTGAACGAGGAAGAGCTGGCAGACCTGAGCAAGCCCTTTGTCCATGTGCCCAACGTGGACGACAACTTTATGCGGCGCATCGATCACACGTCGCTGGACGGAAACTACATCAATGTGCTGAACGCCACGATCAACGAACTGCGGGAGACCAGCGGCAACACGGAGACCAGCAACGGCTCCGTTTCCTCCGGCGTGACGGCGGCTTCCGCCATTGCGGCGCTGCAGGAAGCATCCGGCAAGGGAAGCCGGGACTCCACCCGGGGCAGCTACCGGGCGTACACCCAGATCGTGAACCTGTGCATCGAACTGATCCGGCAGTTTTACGATCTGCCCCGGCAGTTCCGGATTGTGGGGCAGTACGGGGCGCAGGAGTTCGTAACCTACAGCAATCAGGGGATTCAGCCCCAGCCGCAGGGGATGGACTTCGGCTTTGACATGGGATACCGGCTTCCGGTATTCGACATCAAGGTCAGCGCCCAGAAAAAGAACGTGTACACCAAGGTTACCCAGAACGAACTGGCCCTGCAGTTCTTCCAGATGGGCTTTTTCAACCCCCAGATGGCGGATCAGGCGCTGGCGTGCCTGGACATGATGGACTTTGACGACAAGCAGCAGATCATGCAGATGGTTTCCAGGAACGGGACGCTGGGGGAAAAGCTGATGCAGTACATGCAGCTTGCCCTGACCCTTGCCCAACGCTACGAGCCGGAGGCGGCGGAGATGATCGCGCAGGATGTGGCAACCTCCATGGGCGGCGGCACTCCGGGGGGCGCGGCAAGCGCCGAGCTGAACCAGACGGACAACATTGCCGGGGTACAGAAGGATGAACCGGGAATCGTGAAAAACGCCCGGGCAAGAGCCGGAGAGGCTTCCAGCGTTGACCGGAACGGGGGAGGAACCAAGGCATGATCACAGTCACCTACTACCGGGAGCACTGCCGGGTGCGCATTGACGGACACGCGGGGTACGCCCCGGAGGGACAGGACATTGTATGCGCGTCCGTTTCTGCCCTTGCCTACACGCTGGCGGCAAATGCCCAGAGGCTTGTGACCATCGGCGCGGCGGGAGATCTGGTATGCACGCTGGAAAAGGGTACGGGAGAAATCGGGGTCACACCGAAAAGAAGATACCGGGACAGCGTGGAAATGGTGTTCCGGACGGTGTGCGCCGGGTTCGAGATGCTGGCGCAAAGCTATCCCGATTACATCCGGTACGAAATTCACGGGTAAGCCCAAGGGAACATTCCCTTTCGCTGATATTTGGGGCATTGCCCCCGGACCCGCCGCCCGGAAAGCGGCAGAATATGCGGAGGTAATACGCATGAAGCTTTGGAAATGGCTGAACCTGCAGCTGTTTGCCGACGGCGCCGGAGACGGCGGGACGGCGGACGGCGGGGAAGCACCAGCCGAAACGGGCGAAAACGCCGCTGACGCCGAGCGGCAGAGACTGCTGGAACTGAATGTTCCGGCGGACAAGGTGGAACGATGGGCGAAAAGGAAGGAAGCACGGGAAAAGCGGAACGGTACTTACCGCGCCCCGGCACCTGCCAGGCCGGACGCCACGGCAAAAACGGAACCCACCAAGGAAACGGAAGAAACCAAGGAACCGGAGAAGGAAGAACCCGCCAAAAAGCCCAGCTTTGACGATCTGATGAAAGACCCTGAGTACAACAAGGCCATGGAAAAGATCATGAAAGCGCGGCTGAAGGACGCAAAGCCCGCCGAAGAGTTTGTGAAAAGCGTACTTCCTGCCATTGCGAAAGCCTACGGCATGGAGGGGCAGACAGACCTTGCGGCGATCCAGAAGGCGATCCTGGGCAAGAGCGAGCAGGAAGCCGAGGACAAGAAGGCTTTTGAGCTGGGGCTTGACCCGGAGACCTACCGGCAGGTTCTGAACGACCAGCGGGCCGAACAGGAAACCATTCAGGAAAAGCGGCTGAGAGAACACGCGGAACGGGTGATCCGGGAGGCGGAAGCCCTGAAAAAGGTGATCCCGAGCTTTGACCTGATGGCGGAACGGGCGAACAATCCCGTCTTTTGCAGGATGGTGGACAACCCGGACAACCCTGTTCCGCTGGATGTTGCCTATCGTGCGGTACACCACGACGAGCTGGTCAGTACCGCGGTGCAGGAGGCTATCCGGCAGACCCAGCAGAAATTTTCCAATTCGGTTCAGGCAGGAGCCAAGCGCCCGGACGAGGCGGGCACTGCCAGACAGGCATCTTCCGTTGCAACGTTCGATTACGCCAAGGCATCCAAGGCGGAGCGGGAAGCACTGAAAGCCCGCATCCGGGAGGCTGCCGCAAGGGGAGAGTATTTAAAGCCCGGAGGCTAAACGGGACTCTCCCCCGCTACAACAAAAAACGGAGGAGAAAAATTATGATCACCAAAATTTGTATGCTGTTTGTAAACCTGCAGCTGTTCGCTGACGCGGGAACGCTGGTGAACGCCACCGGAAACTATGTGAACGCCTACACCGGAGCCACCGAAGCATTCAGCGCCCCCAACACCCTGAGCGGGGAGCTGAAGACCTTCTATGACACCGAGCTGCTGGAAAACGCAAGAATCGAAGCCTACTACGGACAGTTCGCCAAGAAGCAGCGGCTGCCCAAGAACCACGGCACCACCATGGAGTGGCGGAAGTGGAACACCTTCGCCAACGCCGGAAAGCTGACCGAAGGTGTGATCCCCACCGGACAGAAGTTCGGCATGTCCAGCAAGACCGCTTCCATTGACCAGTACGGCACCTTCGCCGCCATTTCCGACCGGCTGGAATTCCACGCCTACGACAACACCATTCTGGGCGCCACAGAGGAAATGGGCGCGTCTGCCAGCAAGACCCAGGAGACCCTGATCCGGGACAGCCTGCTGACCAACACCAACGTGCTGTACGCGGACAACATCACGCTGGCAACCGGTGCAAGCGCCGGTACGCCCGCCCTGCCTTCCGAGATGGAGGCAAGCGCCACGGTGCTGTGCCTGTTCACCCCGGACACCATTGCCCGGGCCGTCCGGATCATGAAGATGAACCGGGTTCCCACCATCAACGGAAAGTACTACTGCGTGGTATCCCCTTCCGTCGCTTATGACCTGCGGAATCACAAGGACTGGATCGAGGCCCACAAGTACGCTGCCACCACAGAGATCTTCAACGGCGAAATTGGTGAGCTGCACGGCGTGCGGTTCATCGAGAACGTATTTGCCCCCATTCTGGGCGGCACCACCTACAAGAACAAGGCGAACGGCGCGACCTACGCCAGCTACATGTTCGGCAAGGACGCTTTCGGCATCATCGACCCCGAGGGCGGCAACCTTGAAACCATCATCAAGAGCAAGGAAGAGGCAGGCGGCCCCCTGAACCAGTTCAGCACCGTAGGCTACAAGTTCGAGTTCGGCGCAACCGTGCTGTACACCGAGCGGGTGCTGCGGATCATGAGCTGCTCCACCTTCTCCGGCTCCGACGAACTGAACTAAGGAGTGACCACAAATGGCAAAGACGGAAAGTCCCATGGTGGATCTGAGGATTCCCCGGGGCAGAAGCAACGAAGAGCCGTATGTCATGATCGGCATTAACGGCGTGAACTGGCAGCTGCCCAAGGGGCAGACAAGCAAGGTACCCCAATACGTTGCCGACGAGTACAACCGTGCTCAGGAAGCCGCGGAACGGCTGAGCGAGATCATCGACAGCATCCAGCGGGAGGAACAGGCGGCCAACGCCTACGAGCGCGCCAAGATCGGCGGCTGACGGGAAACAGGAAAGGGAGGCACACTGCCTCCCTTTTTTGGAAGGAGACGCTATGACAAAAGAAGAAGCGATTCAGAGGGCAGACGCCCTTGTTTATAACCAGTACACCCGGCAGGAAAAAATGGAGTGGCTGGGACGGGCCGACGCCATGGTGCAGCGGGCGATCTTCGACACCCACGAGGGGGAGCCGGAGGAAGTCCCGGAACCCTACGACAGTCTGTATGTTCACTGGCTGGAAGCGCAGGTGCACTATCACAACGGGGACTATGACCGGTACAACGGGGCGATCCTGCTGTTCAACTCCGAGCTTGCGGCATACGCGGCGGAGTACAACAAGCGGAATCCGCCCAAAACCAGAGCCAGACGGTTCATTTTCTAGGAGGCAGGTATGAAATATCCAACGCTGAATACGATTGCCTCCACGAAAGAGGCCGTGGAGGAATTCCGGGGATACAACCACAATCTGCGGATCGGAGACGGGGAAAACTGGGACGAGGAAAATCTGACGTCGGACTTCTACCCGGTATTCTCCCCCCGGAAGGCCCGTGGGTACTACGCCACGCCAGCAAGCCCGCAGGGGATGATCGCAAAAGAGGTCCTTTGCTACGTGGACGGTGAGAACTTCGTGTACGGGTCTCAGGTGATCGCGCTGGGGCTGTCCACGGCGGCGGAGGACTGCCCGAAAAAGCTTGTGTCCATGGGCGCTTACGTGTGCGTGTTCCCGGACAAAAAGTACGTGAATACGGCTGATCTTACGGACTTCGGCAGCATGGAGGCATCTTACACCAGCACGGGAACGGTGACGTTCACCATGTGCACCTCCGACGGGACGGACATGGAGAACGTGACGGTATCCGGCACGGCACCGGAAAGCCCGGAGAACGGGCAGTACTGGCTGGATACCTCCGGAAGCCCGAACGTGCTGAAAAAGTGGACGGTGACCACGGCGGTGTGGGTGACCATCCAGACCACCTATGTCAAGATCGCATCGGACGGGATCGGGACGGGCTTTGCCGTGGGAGACGGGGTGACCATCTCCGGGATCACGGCGGAGGGGCTGAGCGGCCTGAACGGTTCGGCGCTCATCTACGGTCGGGGAGACAACTACCTCGTAGTCGTGGGCATTCTGGGCAAACAGGTGACCCAGACCGGGGCGGTGACCGTAAAGCGGACGGTTCCGGACATGGACTTCGTGACGGAGAGCGGGAACCGGCTGTGGGGCTGCCGGTACGGCGCGGCTGCGAACGGAGAGACGGTGAACGAAATCTACGCCTGCAAGCTGGGCGATTTCAAAAACTGGAACGTTTACGCAGGAATCGCCACGGACGCCTACACAGCCTCCGTTGGCTCTGACGGGCCGTTTACCGGGGCGGTCACACACCTGGGGTATCCCCTGTTCTTCAAGGAGAACTGCATGCACAAGGTGTACGGCAATTATCCCAGCAACTTTCAGATCCAGATGACCGCCCTCCGGGGCGTACAGGAAGGATGCGGGGAAAGCCTTGCCATTGTGGGTGAAACCCTGTTCTACAAGGCCCGGGGCGGCGTGTGCGCCTTTGACGGGAGCCTTCCGGTGGATGTGTCGGCGGCGCTGGGAAAGGTACAGTACGGCTCTGCCGTGGGCGGGGCCGTGGGAGACAAATACTATATTTCCATGGCGGATACGGCGGGGGTGTGGAGCCTCTTCGTATACGACACCAAAACCGGGATCTGGCACCGGGAGGACGGGCTGCACGTTGAGTCCTTTGCCACGCTGAAAAGCGAGCTGTACGCGGTGGACGCCTCCAACCGGAACATTCTTGCGCTGCTGGGCAGCGGGGAGGCTGCGGAGGACACGGTGCAATGGATGGCGGAGACGGGAGACCTTGGACTCAGCGACCCATACGGCAAGTACGTTTCCAAAATCTCCATGCGCATGCTGGTAAGTCCGGAGACGAGCATTGACCTGTTTGTAAACTACGATTCCGGGACGGAATGGGAGCACCTGTGCAGCATCCGCTCCATGCATCTGCGGAGTATCACGGTTCCGGTGCGTCCCCGGCGGTGCGACCACCTCCGGCTGCGGCTGAAAGGGGAAGGAAACGTGAAAATCTACTCCATCGTCAAGACCATTTCCGGAGGGGGCGACACGGTATGAATCTGAGGCTGCCGAACATCACCGGGGCCACGGTGGGCGAACGGCTGGAACAGGTGGTACGGTATCTGTTCTCGCTGGTGAATGACCTGAACTTTGCGCTGGGACAGCGGGAACAGGAGAAGTTACAGCAGACGGCGGAAAGTGAGCACACCGAGGAAAACAACAGACTGCGCCCAAAATCGGTTACCACGGACACTCTTGCGGATGGTGCCGTTACCAATGACAAGATTGCGGATGGTGCAATTGGTAAAAGCAAGCTTTCGTTTTCGGTTCCATCGTTGTTAGATATTTACCCCGTCGGCGCAATTTATCTTTCTGTTAGTTCCACATCCCCGGAAACACTATTCGGCGGGATATGGGAACAGATACAGGACAGGTTTCTGCTTGCGGCAGGTAGCAGCTATCCGGCGGGAGAAACTGGCGGCGAAGCAACACACACGTTAACCACGGATGAAATGCCGTCGCATGCCCATAATTTTAGCCGAGGGAATGGGACATATACAGGATATGCAATTGTAGACATGGCAGAATCAGTCAACAGCAAATGGGGCGTACACTGGGAAACACAAAGCGGATATTGGTGCAATAATGGGCAAATGCAAAATACTGGAGGCGGAGAAGCACATAACAACATGCCGCCTTATCTTGCCGTTTACGTGTGGAAACGCACAGCATAAGAAAGGATGATGTAAAAATGGGAAACCTAAATCTTGTCACCGGCTATCAGGTGGCGGCGCATGTGACGGCTGCTGCTTTTATGGATATGGAGGGATAAGGCATGACGGAAGAAGAACGGAAGCGGCTGGCGGGGCAGAAGGTGGAGCCGCAGAGTCAGCAGGAGCAGCAGAACGCAGGAGAACAGGCGGTTGAGCCTGCCCAGTCCGTGCAGCCCGCACAGGACACGGGGAGCAGCGTACCGCAGGTCAGCCCCTCGGTGAAGAGCGCACAGGAGGCGCTTCAGAAATCCCTGAACAATAAGCCAGGGGCCTACCAGAGCCAGTGGACGGACAAGCTGAACGGGATTCTGGACAAGATCCTGAACCGGGGAGAATTCAACTACGACGCAAACGCCGACGCCCTGTACCAGCAGTATAAGGACCGGTACATGCAGCAGGGCAAGCTTGCCATGCAGGACACCATGGGGCAGGCGGCGGCCCTCACGGGGGGCTACGGCAATTCCTATGCCCAGAACGCCGGTCAGCAGGCGTACAACAGCTATTTGCAGGGGCTGAACGACAAGCTTCCGGAGCTGTACCAGATGGCGCTGAGCAAGTACCAGGCGGAGGGCGACCGGCTGAACGATCAGGCCGGGCTGCTGGGCGACAAGGAAGCTCAGGACTACGGCCGGTGGCAGGATCAGAACAACCTGTGGCAGAACGACCGGAACTTTGCCTACGGCCAGTATCAGGACGAGCTGGGGCGGCAGGATCAGCTGGACGCACAGGACAAGGCGCTGGCGCAGGAGCAGGTCAAGTATCTGCTGTCTCTCGGGGTGAAGCCCAACGACGACCTTCTGAAAAAGGCCGGGTATGACAGCCAGTACACGGACACCATCTGGCAGAAGAACCAGCCCGCCAGCGGCGGAAGCGGCGGCGGGGGCGGATACAGCGAAGGGCTGACCAGCCCTGGCGGTGAAAGCGTTTGGGAGCACTACCAGAGATACCGTGCGAACGGCGCAAGCCAGCAGGAGCTTGATGCTTATCTGCGGGAAAGAATCAGCGCCGGAGATGTGACAAACGACGAGGCGGCTACCATCCGGGACAGCCGTCCCAATCAGAATACGCTCAGCTATTTCCGGAACAAAAAGTAATGCGGAGGCGCAAGTATGGCGAACAATGGGAAATCCTACTCGGTTCAGAAGGAACTCGACAAGAAATACGGAGTCAAAGGTTCTTCCGGAAGGGCAAGCGGAAATACCTCTGTACAGGATACGCTTGACCAGAAGTATAGCTATGAAAATTCCAACCAGAGGAGAACCTCTGTGCAGGACTGGTCGCGACGGTACAGCGAGGCAGCCAGAGCTTACGGGGAGACGGGCGGAACGCTTACGGACGAGTCCGGGGACTTCCGGAACCGTGTAAACGCACTGATTCAGGACTACGACAAAATCAAAGGGTACTCCGGAAGAATGGGACTCCCGAACGGGCAGGATTATATCCGTGCTCTTCGCGGCATGGTTGACGCTACCGGGAAAAACCGCCAGCGCGCAGCCACCGCCTCCGGGCTGCTGCCAGAGGACGCGAGCACCCTTGCAGGGCAGAAGCAGAAATATGAGCGGATGCTCTTTGAGTTGCAGAAGCAGCGGGATACATTTCTCAAAGACAATCCGCAGACTGTTGCGTCCGGGGCGTTTGCCGAAACACAGGAGATTACGCCCATGGGCAACTATGGTGCAATTGCGGGACAGGACGCAGTGGGGTATGGCACACAGCCCACGGCACAGCAGAAGCAGTTGGATGCGCTGATGCAGTCCATCCGAGAGACACAGGGTACCATTGGCGACATCAACTCCCGGCTGAACATTTACAACCGGATCGACAAGTTTGGGGACGATGTGACGGCGAAGTACGCGGGTGGGAACTCCATGGAGGCCCGGGAAGCGTGGCGCGGGAATCGGGAGGCAACACAGGACACGATTGCCCGGCAGCAGGAAGAAGCTGCCGGGATGTTCGACAAGTTGAATGAAACGGACGAGTATCTTGACGCCAAGTACGCCGCGGACAATGCGGCGGATGGCGCACGGGTGCTCGACAAGCTGGACGAGTATCTGACATGGTTCGACGGGCTGAGCGAGGAAAGCCAACGGCGGATCAAGAGCAGTGATGTAAACGGGCAGAACCCCTACCGGGATTCCGAGATCATCCAAAACGATCCCGGGTATCAGAACAAGCACTGGGGACAAATGACCGAGGACGAGCGGAACGCTGTGTTCCAGATCGCAAACACGGAGGGCACGGAAGCTGCGGCAAAGTACCTTGACGATCTGCAGATGACCCTCGACCGGCGGCAGACACTCGCCATGGAGCAGAACGAGAAAGACCGGGCGGAAAAAACTCCGCTGATCGGTGACATGCTGCGGGGTGTCGCTACGGTTCCGGGAAACCTGATCGGCGCGCCGGTTTCCTTCATCGGGAATGTTATCGACAAAACTCAGGGAAAGAGCTTTAACCCGTACAGCAACGCAAACTTCCTGCTGAACCAGTCCGGTGCTGTGCGGGAGGCTTCCTCTCAGGAGGTTTACAAGGCGGTTGCCGGAGACGGGAGCAGCAAGATCATGAACGCACTGGGAGAACTGGCCAGCAACGCCTATCAGGCGGGGCTTTCCACGCTGGACTCTCTTGCAGGTATGGCGACCATGGGCAAGTTCTACACCGTTTCCATGGGCATGGGCGCGGCTTCCCAGAGAATGCGGGAGCTGGTGGAATCCGGCGCTTCCGACCGGGAAATTTACGTGGGGGCCATCGGCAGCGGCATTCTGGAAGCACTGTTTGAAAAGGTGTCTCTTGACACCTTCGCAGACCAGTGGATCAAGGGGAACCCGGAGAAGTTTATCCGGAAAGCGCTGATTCAGGCAGGCGTGGAGGGCAGTGAAGAGGTTTTTACGGAAATCTCCAACCAGATCCTTGACGCGGTGAACCGGGGCGTGAACAGCGACCACAACGTGCGGGTCCGGGCGCTGATGAAGGAAAACCCGGGGATGAGCGAGACCGAGGCGGAGCAGCAGGCAGCCAGCGAGGACGCACAGGAGGTTTTCTGGGCGGGCTTCGGCGGTGCGCTGTCCGGCGGTCTGAGCAGTTTCGGCGGTCTTGCCATTGAGGGGCACAAGGCCCGGCAGGGCGGCACGGAAATCCTGAGCCGGGGACAGGCGGGAGAAGTCCTTCAGAACGCGCTGGAGCTGCGGCCCAACGACAAGGCGGCCCAGAATCTGCAAGCCAAGCTCAGCGACAACACGCTGGGGAAGAAAGGCCGGGACCTTTCCGGGCTGTACCGGGTTGCCCAGCAGAACGCCGCGGACATGACCCGCGCGGACGTGGAGGCCGTCCGGGCAGGGCTTGAAAAGCGGCTTACGGAGATGGGCGTGCCCAACAACGGAAAAGCCACGGCGGAAGCCATCATCAAGCAGATCACCGGAGAAAAACTGAGTCTGACGGACCGGCTGGCGCTGGCAAAGAACCGGGACGCGGCGGCGACGGTGCTGAGTGAAATCATCTCCGCCGCGATAGAGGAAACCGCGGAAAACAAGTGGGTGCGGGATATCAAGACCTTCCAACTGGGCAGACTGGGCAACGGAAAACAGGCATTCGGCACGGCAGAGACCCAGACCCAGAAGAGCGCCCGGGAGACCATGGAAAAGGCGCTGAATCAGGTGATGGGAAGCAACTCCGCCATCGTTTCCGCCATGTATGACGAAGGACAGAGCCGGAGCGACTTCACAACGGAGGCAGCGGAGATCTACCGGGCCGGTCAGGACGGCAGAGGGCTGGACAGCGTGAGCCTCAGCACCATCGGGGCAGAGGAAGCCGGGATCATCTACGACATGGGCGTGCGGAGCGCGGAGGGCATGGGCACCTATGACTATATCGAGGAAGGCCAGACATACCGGAAGAGCGACAACACGCCGGTAAACGTGACCGGCTTTGCAAGCATGGGTGCGGAGCCTACTGTTTCCATCGGGAACGGGGAGACGGTGAAAGCTTCGGACATTACCTTCGGCAGCTTCGGAGAGTCCCGGCTGTACAACACCATTGCGAAAATGGGCGTGGACACGCAGACGGCAAACGACATGCTGAAAGCGGCGGAGAGCGCGAATATCAACGCTTCCACCTATTCCGTGGCCCTGAACAACGCCTACATGCAGGGCCTGTCCGGAATCGCTTTCGGAAACATCCGGGAGAACAGTGAGGCCATGCGGCTTGACGGGGACACCAGAAAGGCAGCGTGGAGCGCAGGACGGGCACAGGCGGAACGAAACGACAGAGCAAAGCAATCTGTCACGGACAATGGAAAGCACGGCAGGAAAGCCGGTGGGCTGACCGTAGAGGACAGCGCAAAGAACGTGAATCTGAACCGGCAGCAGGAGACGGCCATGAACGCCGCCCGAGTGCTGACCGGAATGGGGCTGAATGTGTCCGTATTCGCTTCCACGGAAGCAGAGCGGAAGGGCGATATTTACAACGGCATTTTCCGGAGTGCGGACGGATCTATCCGGGTCGACCTGAACGCGGGCAAGGACGGGCAGGGAGTTATGGGCTATGCCCTGAGCCACGAGTTCACCCACTTTGTGGAGGAGCTGAGCGCGGAGAAGTTCCGGAAGTTCACGGATGTTCTGTTCGACGTGCTGGGGAAATCCGACGTGGACGTGAACCGGCTGATCGAGGCGAAGGAGGCCGTGCTGCGGAACACGGAGGAATACAAGGGCAGGAGCGAAAAAGAGCTGCGTGCCATTGCCTACAGCGAGGCCGTGGCGGAAATGATGGAACCGGTGCTGACGGACACGGACGCCATTTCCAGAATCTCCCAGAAGATCAAGCAGCAGGACAAGAGCCTTTGGGGGAAGATCAAAGACTTCATCAAGGGGATCGTGGAAAAGCTGAAAGCGGCGTACCGGGACATGGAGCCGGATTCCGCCATTGCCCGCCTGACGAGGGAGACCGTCACGAACAGCGAAGCGGTGCTGGACGCATTCTCCGAGGCGGCGGCGGACGCGGTGCTGAACTACAATTTGCAGGAAGCCGCAAAGCAGAACGGTCTCCGCTACAGCGACGACACCTTTACCAACCGGAACGGGGAGTCTGTGGATTATCTGAAATCCGCCAGAATTACGGACAAAGAGACCCTTGATTTTCTGAATGATCAGGAAACCGTGACTACCTACAAAACCATGCAGCTTGTGGATGGGAAGCTTTACCCGCCCATGGCCGCAGTGATTCAGGGCAGCTATGAGGACGCAAGCGAACTTGGCAAGTGGGAAATGGCGGTGGAGCACCCGGAACTTATCAAGGATGTGAACGGAAAGGCAAAGTTTACCCTGAACAAGGGCAAGGGACAGGGAAGCCTTGCGGCGGCATACAACCCTTACATGCACTCGTCCAACCTTGTGCTGAACGACCAGTTCTCCGGTGCTTATCTGAGACCGAACCTTGTCACAGTGGAATGCAAGGTTCCTGTGAGTGAGCTTACCAGCGGATACAAGGCACAGTATGCAAAGGACAGCGTGGGCTGGCATTCGTGGCACACCGGCACGGTGGCCGGTGCTCTGCGGCAGCAGACCGGCGTGGAGCGGCAGGTTCTGCTCTCCCGGTATATTATGCCTGTCCGGATTCTTTCCAATGCGGAAGTTGCGGGTATGTACGCAGAGCTGCTTAACGGAACCGGTATTGCAGTTCCTGACAACGTGGTCCCGCCTGCGCTGCTTGCCGAGTTGGAAAAAGCCGGGGTGGAAATTGCTGAAAGTGGGAGAGTCAAGTATTCTAGTAGAACGGGAAAAAAGTTTTCCTATCAATACTTTTCGCAGAAGCAGGATGTCACCATAACGGATATTGATGCAGACGTAGGAATTGACAGAAAAACTATTCGTAATGCAGGTATCACAAGTGCGTTAAATGTTGGAAGCAGAAATAAATATGGTGCTGTTGATGTGTATGTGAATGACATTGGGAGCAATGTTGTTGTAGGGAAGGATGGAATCAGTCATGGCTTGAGAAGAGAGAATAAAGGAACTCCGTCGGAAAATTATATTGTTGCTGCAAATGCAGGTCCGATCCTGAAAAACTCTATTCTAATAAACGAGCTAACACCCAAAAATGAAAACGCGGATGGTTCCTATGTATTAGTTGGTATAGCAAAAGACCAATACAATACAGGGTACGTGGTGGAATCCATTGTCAACAAGTTTACAAATAAACTTGAAAGTATGGATGTGCTTTACTCAATGAACGCAAAAAAAGAACTGGCTGCGCTCAATGCGCCCAGGGCTACGCCAAAAGCGCTCCCCGTTACCAGTTCTGACTATACTGTACCATCTGTATTAAATCTTGTCAAGGAGCATTTCCCGGATATTCTGCCGGAGGATGTTCTCAAACACTATGGGTATGAAAGCAGACCCGACGGAAAACTTGGTGAATCTGTGCTGTATTCTGCCCGACAGGAAACCAAAAATCTGGTTGCGCTCCACAATCTGACGGAAGAAAAGCTTTTGAAGTCGCTGGAACTGGGCGGGTTCCCCATGCCAAGCATTGCCATTACCAAGGCGGACATTCCCCACACAAACTTTGGCGACATTACCGTTGTGTTCGGGAAAGAGACGATTGATCCCAAGGCAAGGCGGGAAAATACGGTATACTCTGCCGACGCATGGACACCGGTGGTTCCGCGAGTTGAATATGAGGCAGACAGCAAGGTGACGGACAGGGTTTATAACCGGCTGGGCGCACTAAAGAATCAGGTTGCCGAATATTTTCAGCATGACCTTGACACGCTGCGGTATAGCCTTGAAGATCGGCTGAATCGGGACGGCGGTGAGGCTGGCATTCTTGAGAACCTTCGGAACAACTACGCCCTGAAAGCGGCATTTCTGGAAGAGCAAGGGACGCACATTGAGCAGCAGACAAAGCAGGTTGAAACGGCGGTTAACAGTATCAGCAGTGAAATGGAGGACAAACTGCTGAATGTATGGGAAGCCCTTGGAAAGCCCACTCCGGACGAGATCGGGAGTACTTCCATGAAGGAAATCCGCGACACCTACGGTTCTGAACTGGAAAAAGCGTATCCGGGAATGACGAAGAGCGCATTTCGAATGAGCACAGTACTGGGAAAGCTTAGAGCGTATCTTAGCGGTGAAGCGAATGCCACGAAAACAAGCGTTGTTGCAGACGGGGAAGCCATGAAAAAAGCCGTGGACGCCGCGGTAGATCAGGGCGCATTTGAAAGATGGGCAAGAGAACTTTTCAGCGGAATCGAGAAGAGCAAGGGCGTATACAACGGAAAAGAGCGGTTCACGCCCTCCGGAAATCTGCGCTCCTTCAAGGCTACCCATATTCCGGCAACGCTGGAAGGAATTGTTCAGGCTATGCGTTCCGAGAACGGAGGCAATACCAAGAATGTATCCGGGTTTTCCGGGGTAAAAACCTTGCGTGCCGCTACTGCGGAAGAATTTGGGAGCATTGCAGACATGCACCGGGCGGAGGGGCGTCTGCAAAACCTGACGGAAGAGCAGGTATCCCAGATCCAGGACAAGCTTGGTGACCGGCTTTATAAGCTGATGAACGACATTGACGCGGCGAACACGAAATCCAGATGGAGTGACAACTCGTTTATTCGCATGGACAGTATCGGAGAAAACCTTACGGAAATCGGAGAGAGCGGAAGGTACACGCCGGAGAACGTGAAGCGCGTATTTGCCAAGTACGGAATGGAAGTCAGTGACCACACAGCGCAGGAGGTTGTGCAGCTGCTGTTTGACATTTCCCAAATGCCGGTAAACATCTTTGAAGCCAAACCGAAACGGGCTGTCCGCTTCGAGGAAATCAGGAATGTGCTGGTACCGGATACGGCAAGTCAAAAGCTTCTGCGTGAACTTGATAACCGTGGTATTCCCTATCAGGTCTATGAGGCGGGGAACGAGGCTCAGCGGCAGCAGATGGTAAGCCAGATGGACGATGTTCGCTTCTCCTCCCGCGCCCAGCAGGACAGCGAATACCTGAACCTTGCGCAGAATTCGGAGGAAAACCGGGAGGTGCTTTCCCGGATGGTGGAGAACGCCGCAAGGGAGGCGGGGTACACCCGGCTTTTCTTCCACGGCTCCAAAAAGGGCGGCGGATTCACGGTTTTCAGGGACTGGCAGTATTTCACCGAAAACCGGGAATATGCCAAACGGTATGCAAACCGGGAGAACCCGGGTTCCCTGTACGAGACGTACGTAAAGATGGAAAATCCCTTTGACACCCGGATTCCGGAGGTGCGGGAACTGTTTGAGCAGGCACGGCAGGAGTACGGCATGGGCGAATTGCAGGAGAACGGGCTGCCGGACTGGACGGACGGATACGACATTGCGGACTATATCGACGAGAACGACCTGCCCTATGACGGAATCATTCTGGACGAGGGCGGGGACATGGTAAACGGGAAACCGGTGAGCCGCGGGCTGAGCTACGTGATCCGGGATTCCAGTCAGGTCAAGTCCGCCGACGCTGTGACCTACGACGACAACGGGGACGTGATCCCGCTTTCCCAGCGGTTCGACATGGGGAAGGAGAATATCCGGTACTCGGCGCGGAACCCACAGGCTCAGGTTGAGGCGGAGAACGAACGGCTGAAAAGCGACGTCAAACGTCAGATTGCGGAGGCCGTGCGGGAGTACCGGCGGCAGCAGGACGTGCAGAGCAAGGCTTACAGGCAGATGTACGAGCGGCAGCTGGAAGAGGTGAAAAAGTCCTACCAGAAACAGATCTCTTCCATGGAATCGGAATATTCCGCCAATCTCGCCCAGATTCAGGACGCCTTTTTCCAGACCGTGGAGGCTTATGAGAAAGGGCAGTTCCGGAACGAGCATCTGGAGAAGGTGCTGAAACAGGCTGCGGAGACCCAGAGGGCACAGGCGAAAGCCAGCGAAGCGGACAACGCCACATGGGAGAAGGAGTTCAATCGGCTGCTGAGAGCCTACGAAACCAGCGGGCGGGATGTCCAGCGGCTGAAGCAGACCGTGGAAAATCAGAGGGCACGGGCAAAAGCCAAGGTGGAGGCGGCGCGGGTCACGGAACAGCGGGGCAAGCTGTACCGGGCCGTGAACGAGATCAACCGGCGGCTGCTGAATCCCACGAAAACACTGTACGTGCCGGACAGTCTGGCCCCCGCCGTGACGAAGTTCATGCAGGGGCTGACGGAGGCCATGGAGAGTCCCAAAAACAGCTGGAACGTGCAGGGGGCGCTGGAAACCCTGCAGGGGCAGTACCGGAAGCTTACGCAGATGAACGAGGGCGTATTCACACAGGAATACAACCAGGGGATTCTCGACCTTCTGGACAACGCTATCAGTGCCGTGGGCGGTACGGACTTCAACAAGCTGAGCGCAAGCCAGATCGAGGACGTGTACAGCGCCGTGCGGAGTGTGCTGACGGCCATCCGGAACGAGAACAAAATGTTCGCCGCCAACCTGAACAAGACCTACGCGGAGGCTGCGGAGGCGGTGCGCCGGGAGGAAGCGGCGCTTCCGAACCGGAAGCCCACCACGGGAGCGGTGCAGGACAAGGCGGAGAAGTTCGGTTGGAACCAGCTCAAACCCGTCTACGCCATGATGCGGCTGGGGTCCGATACCCTGCTCAAGCAGTACAACAATCTGCGGGCCGGGGAGGACAAGTGGCAGAGAACCATTGCGGCGGCCCGGGCTTACGGCCTCGGCATCATGGAAAAGTACCACTACGACCAGTGGAACGACAGTCTTATGAAGCTGGACACGGAGACCGGCACGGTGGAGCTGAGCCTTGAAGAGCGGATGAGCCTGTACGCCTACGCACGGCGGGAACAGGCGTTCGAGCATCTGACCAAGGGCGGCTTCGTGCTGAGCGACGAGAACACCCGGACGGTGAAAAACCGGTTCGGGATCAAGACGGAACAGAAAGTGCAGGACTACAACGCCTATGTGCTGACGGCGGAACAGGTGGCGGGAATCCGGGGCGCGGAGAACATTCTGCAGCTGACGGAAGAGCAGCGACAGTTTGCCGACGCCATGCAGGACTATCTTTCCACGGTGTGCGCGGAGCTGAACAACGAGATTTCCCGGGCACTGTACGGCGTAAGCGTTGCCAAGGAGAAGTATTACTGGCCCATCAAGTCCAGCGGCGTATTCTCCGAGATGATCCGGAACCAGATGCAGAACCCCAGCAACCGGCAGAAAAACGCCGGACACATGAAAGCCACGGTGAGAGGCGCGAACAACGCCATTGAGCTTATGGGCTTCATGGAGACCTGGGCAACCCACGTGAACAACACGGCCATGTACAACGCCTTTACCCTGCCCATGGAGGACTTCATGCGGGTGTGGAACTGGCGGGACACCCGCGGTCTGGGAAACCGCAGTATGCGGCAGCTCATTTTGCAGAAGCACGGACAGGCTGGCGTGGACTACATCGACACATTCATCAAAGACCTGAACAAAGGCGTTCGGGGCGACCCCCGGGAAAGCCTCCTGAACTCCATGCTGGGCAAGTTCAAGAAGGGCGCAGTATCCGCTTCCCTTTCCGTTGCCATTCAGCAGCCCTCCGCAGTGGGACGGGCGCTCAAATACATCGACCCGAAGTATTTTCTCGGGGCCAGAGTAGAGGGCGTGGACGGGATCAACGCCACGTGGGAGGTCATGCAGCAGTACGCGCCGGTGGTGGGAATCAAGGATATCGGCCGGTTTGATATGGACATGGGCAGGAGCACCATTGACATTCTGAGCGGCAAGAACGAGACCGGTGTCAGGGCAGCCATTGACAAACTCAGCGGCTTTCTGCCGGAGTACATGGACAAGGTAACGTGGGTCGCCATGTGGGAGGCGTGCAAGCGGCAGGTGAAGGCTCAGAACCCGAGCCTCCGGGGTGAGGCACTGCTGACGAAGGCCGGAGCGCTGTTCACCAAGACCATTACGGAGACACAGGTCTACGACTCCGTTTTCTCCCGGAGCGGACTGATGCGGTCTCCTAATGTAGCCGCAAAGGCCGTTACCGCGTTCATGGCTGAGCCTACGACCACGGCAAACATGGTCTATCAGGCGATTCAGGACTTCCGGCACGGTGACAGGACGGGTGCGGCCCGGTCTCTGGCTTCCGTAGGGACGGCAATCGTGCTCAACTCTCTGCTGGCATCTCTGGTCTACGCAAGCCGGGACGACGACGAGGAAAAGACGTGGCTGGAAAAGTACCTGAAAAGCTTCACGGCGGAAATGATCGATGGGGTGAATCCGCTGGGATACATTCCGGTGGTGAAGGACATTTTCTCCGTTTTTCAGGGGTACGACGTGATCCGCAGTGACATGAGCCAGTGGGCAGACCTTGCTAAGACCTTGCAGAAGTTCACAAAAGCGTGGAAATCCTATGGTGAGGCAGATGAGGACGACAGGGAAGCCCGGAAGGAAGCCCTGAAAAACGCGGGAATCGCAAGCACAAACCTGCTGGCAAGCATTCTGAATCTGGGCGGCATCCCCCTGCGGAACCTGCTGCGGGAGATTCAGGACGGTGTGAACATCGTCAAGGACATCCAGCGGGGGCTGCCCAGCGACAGCCGCACCAAAGGCTATGCCATCTGGGAAGCGCTGAACGAGTACATGCCGCAAATCATGCGGAGAGACGACGGGAAAGCCAAACAGGTGTACAAGGCCGTGACCAGCGGCAGCGCAGCGTGGGTGAACCGGCTGAAATCGACCTACAAGAACGAGGACACGTTCAACCGCGCGGTGGTCACAGCCCTCGTGAACAACGACTCCAGAATCCGGGAAGCGGCCCGGGCGGCGGTTTCCGGAAACAGCGCGGAACGTGACCGGCTGGCGGAGGAAATCGTGAAAGAAGGCCGCTTCACGGAAGAGCAGGTGGAGGCCGCCATTGAAAAGCGGATCGGGCAGCTTCCCGGGGCGAACTACGACGACATGCTGGACGCTCTGCGGAACGGCGGTGACGTAAAGGCGGCTCAGGCAGAGCTTGCCAAATACGGATACACACAGACCCAGATGGAGAGCGAGGTTAAGTCCGCCGCCAAGGAATGGTACCAGGGCGGCGTGATCAGCGCCATTGACGCCCGGAAGATGCTGCGGGACTACGGCGGCATGCTGACAAGGGACGCACAGGCGACCGTGCAGAAGTGGACGGCCCTGCTTTCCACGGGGACGGATTTCGACGAAATTCAGGACGAGTACCTGACCGGGAATCTGAGCCGGAGCCGTGCGGTGGAGATGTACGTGAAGTTCGGCGGGCATTCACAGGCAGACGCGGAGGCCACCGTGAAAAAATGGGACTGCGAGAAGGATCTGGGAATCCGGTACGATGATCTGAAAGACGCCTACCTCGGCGGGGACATCTCCGCGGACAAAGTGCTCTCCGCCATGGTGAAGTACGGCGGGGTCAAGGAGGACAGCGCACGGGCAACGGTGGATGCGTACAAGTGGATTCGGCAGCACCCGAAAACGGAACTGGACGTGGGACAGGTCAAGACCTACACCAAGGCCATTGATACGCTGGGGTACAGCGTGGAGGACGCGGGAATTTCCGAAAGCGTGTACCTGACCTTCATTGAACAGGCCAGCGCCTGCACGGGTGCGGACAAAAACGGGGACGGAAGAACCGACAGCGGTTCCGTGCAGAATCAGGTGGTACAGGTCATTGACGCACTGCCCATTTCCGGTGCGCAGAAGGACGCACTGTACTTTGCCAAGGGGTATGCAAGGCGGAATCTGCACAAAACGCCGTGGCATTAACAAAAACAGAACCCCCGGCGTGACAAACCGGGGGTTCCATCGAGTATAGTGTACAAAAAGGAGTGGTTTTTCATGATGCAGGGCGACAGCTACGACATCGGGATCAAGCTCAGGAACAACGCCGGGAGCAGCGTGACCCCGGACGATGTAATTGACGTGGAGATTACCATCGGCGGGGTACGGAAAACCTACAGCGCCGGGGAGATCGTATATTCCAACGGCCTGTGGGGGTATCCCGTGAGCCAGAGAGACACGTTTGAGCTTTACCCGGGGCCTGTAAAGGCTCAGGTGCGGGTGAAGTGGAACGACGGCGCGGTAGAGGGGAAGGAAATCTTCGGGCTTCGGGCAATCGAAAGCGAAAGCAGGGAGGAAATCTGAAATGAGTGTAGGATTCGGAACAGGGACGAGCTTCACGGCGGAGCTGGGCGGGCCGTTCGTAAACAAAGACGGCGGAGGCGGCGGAAAGCAGGTAAGTGTGTCGCTTCCGGTTTCCGGCTGGAAAAACGCGGTATCCCCCTTTATGCAGGTCGTTACGGTGAACGGCGTGAGCCTGAACAGCAAGGTCGATTTGCAGGCGGACGTCACACAGGCGGAAAAACTGAAAAGAACCGCCCTGCTGGCGGTGAACGACAGCGGAACGGTAACGGTGTACGCCATCGGGGACAAGCCGGACAGTGACCTCAGTTTGCAGGCGGTGCTGACGGATGTGGTGAAATCCACCACCGGCGGCATTTACGGCGGAATTCTGGGCACGCTGGCCCCCCGGGGAGACTTCGGGGAGGCAGATCCCGGGGAGCCTGACTATATCGCAAACAAACCCACGGAAAAGATCGAGGGGGCCTTGCAGAAAACCGGGGGCACCATGACCGGGGCCATCCACACAAAGGGGCTGTACATTGACCCGGGCGATTTGTACGACAGTGCGCCGGAGACCGTGGAGCCGTACCGGCTGATCTGGGTGAAAGCGGGGGGATAAGCCATGGCGACGGGCGCGAACGGATCTTTTTCCTACCGGGCCTCCGGCGGCGGGAGCGCCGATTATTATCTTGATATAACGTGGGGGCAGGAATACACCACCGGAAACAACTATTCAGATATTAAGGTTTCCGCAAAAATCAGGCGTTCCGGCGGTTCCGCACAGGGCGGCACATGGTACGCATGGAGCGACGGCGGTATCAGTGTTAACGGCACACGGGTTATCAACTGGTATGAGAAAACGACTACCGGTTCTTTCCCCTACTCCGGGAACACAAAGGATCTCGGCAGCGGTACCGTGCGGGTGTACCATACAAGTGCAACCAGCGTAACGCTGGAATCTACGGCAATCGACTGGGAAAACACCAGCTATTCCAGCGCGTCGTTTGCATTCGCGGCAAAGAGCGAGACTCTGAGCCTACATGCGATCCCCCAACCCTTCACGCTGACCCTCAGCACCGGGACGGGAGCGAACATCGGTGTGAACCGGACGTCCAGCCCCACGGGACAGGGCACCGGATGGCTCAGCGGCGGGGCGGCGATCTTCGCCGGGGACGTGCTGCAAATCACGGGCAGCGCCGATGCCGGGTATGACTTCGGCGGGCTGACGGTGAACGGGGCTGGTTTCTCTTCCGGGGGAAGTGTAACAGTTTCCGGAAACGTGGCTGTGGCGGCTTCTGCGAGTCTGAAAACCTATAGGCTGACGCTCAGTCCGGCGGACGGAAGCTGGATCACCGTGACCCGGGACGGAGCGACCCTGAGCAACGGGGCGACGATTTATCATTTTGATACGCTGGTGATCACAGCCGGGGCGGACTCCGGTCACAAATTGACCGGACTGACGGTGAATGGAGCGGAATTCACCAGCGGCGGAAGCTTGACGGTTTCCGGGAATGTGACCGCAGCAACGACCACAAAGCAGATGGGCGGCGGCAATATCGGCGGAGAAAAGTACCTGCCCATGGTGGGCGGGGCGGACGGGAAGCCGGTTCGGTATCTGCCCATGGTGGGAGCCGCGGACGGAAGTCAATGGATTTTGCTCGTATAAGGAGGCGGGGAACATGACGGTCAAACAGATTCAGGCGCTTCTCGTTTATCTCGGCTACGACCCGGGCGAGGTGGACGGATGGAACGGGGCAAACACCACGGCGGCGGTGCTGGCGTTCCAGAAGCAGGAAGGTTTGGAGCAGGACGGAAAACCCGGCCCTGCGACCCAGAAAGCCCTTCTGGCGGCGGTAGCGGCTGGCAGGATGTACACGCCTGCCACGGAGGAAAAGCCGTCCAGCGGGCAGCCGCCCGACTTTTGGAGGGAGATTAAATACTTCCGCCGGGAGGAATTCCGGTGCAAGTGCGGTGGAAAGTTCTGCGACGGATTCCCGGCAGAACCGGCGGAAAAGCTTTTGCGGCTGCTGGACAGGGCACGGGGAGAATTCGGAACGCCCGGGGACGTAATTTCCGGAGTCCGGTGCGAAATCCACAACCGGAACGTGGGCGGGGTGGCTACCTCCCGGCATAAAAAAGGCTGGGCGGCAGACATTCTTTTCCGGGGAAAGACTCCGGCAGAAATGGAAGCATGGTTTAAGCGGCAGCCGGAAACGGCATACTGCTACCAGATTCGGGACAGAAA